GCGTGCGCTATGCATAACACAGGGAAGCTCATGGGCGAGCCCATAAGTTGTCCCCACGTTTGGCGTGCGGTGTGCTGGTCGAAGCCAATCCGCTTTCCTCGCTGGTCGTACTTCTTGGTAGTCCAATTGAGTTGATGGCCTGTAAGGGCCTTCTTCCCAAGCAGATATTCCCAGGAACGCACCTTAAAGAGATGTGGATTCAGCGATCCCGCCGGGTCAATGAGCCTAGACCCATCTGGCCGGAGCGCATTTTCGCAAATGCGTCGCCAGACGTACTCAGAGACCTTAGGGTTAAGGTTATCCGTGGCAGCCTCATAGTCCCCACTAACCATCCTAAGCTTCTCCCTTGCCTCCCTGCTCAGTGCGGCGTAGAACCCAAAGGCGGAGTCCCAGTTCGTGTCGGTGATTGGGTGACCAATGTATTCAAACACAGGGTGTCGTTTGAGACGCCTATGCATGAAATGTTGGAAATCCAAACATCGGTAGTACTCTGGGGCCATGCCCTTGCTGATGATACGCACCTTGAATGGTTCCCGAATCGCGAGCGCGCAAACGTCAAGGGGTGTGGATATCCTACCCTTTACGGTTTCGTCAATCCAATCCTGAAATTTCAGGGTCGAATTGTCGGCGCCGTACACATGGGTTTCCACGATTACCCCAGGTGATACCTCACTCATAGCGACGAGTTCGAGACAGTTCGAATTGGTTACACACACAGTGAATAACCAGTTCAACGCTATCTCGTCCCGAAGCTCCAAGTTGTCCGGGTCCGCTACCTTAGCGGCCGGATGGCTAGAAGAGGCTGTTAAGCAGTCTTCCTCCATGAGGTGTTTCCTGCGCTCGATCTCCGATTCAAAGCATGCCCCGAAGAACTCCGAGGTGAGTTCACCGAAAGCGCCCCCCTCGAGGCGGCTCCCGTTGAAAGATGCATTGAATGACGGGCAGTAATCCCCATACCGAAGAGTTGCGCCTTTAAAGCACTTCTCTACAATATTGTCAATAACTGCCTTGGTCCCATCCGAGAGAGGAACTTTGTCCCTGGGCTCTGTGATTAGCTTTCTGTGTTTCAGAACGGCTTGCTCCACCATCGCTTTTGGCGCCGGTGGGGCTCCTTTCTTCATATACAGAATATCACAGGCGACCTGAAAGTTCCTACGACTACCTGCTAGGGCCCGCTTGAGAATGTGTTTACAAGCGGTTTGGATCGGCCCCACACAAAAGCAGCCGTCGTCTTCACGCACGCCGTGCACGTCCTTTCCGACGCCCCTTTTCTCCTTCAGCTCTTTGCTGGGAACTTGGGTGCCATCGGGTGCAACAGGGAGTTCAGACTGCTTGAACACCTGCGCCGTTAAGCATGTTGAGTGGAACTTGAGCCAAGGGATGGCTGTGTTCTCCTCATAGCGAGCGACGTAGGTCTGGACGAAGGATGATCTTCCTTTATCCACAAGTGCCTGACACTCAGGATCAGCTCGGCTGAACGCGAGGCGGAGCGCCTCGTATGCAGCCTCGGCGAACTGTTCTGACGAGAGTTCACTCGTACCTTCTTGTTGAACAGGTTCTCTGGTCAACCGGGCCGGCAGAGAGCTAGGAGAGCTCTTCCGCGAAACCCGAACCTTTAGGGATAAAGGTGAAGGGGACTCTTGCGGGGCAGTGGTTGATGTTCCTATGGATACCACTCGGGATCGTTCCCGAAGTATTGGAGTTTGTTGAACA